TAGTAGCGACTCAGTGGTTGGAAACTTTCAATATGCTCTAGGTATAGATTCCCAAAAGGATCCTGCTTCACAATAAAGTTGCCAGCTGGCAACTGCTTATGGATATCCAGTGATTCTTCTGTTGCTACTCGATAACTACTGCCGCTCTTAAGAAAATACGCCACTTTAAAATTCCCTAAATGTGTGTTACTGTATTTTCATTATACAATAACATAGCAATATTGTCAATCAATTTTCTCGGTATCGTTTAGTATTTTCTGCTTGCCACACACGCTCGCGTAAATTACTACTGCTGAAACTGTGATCTCTGCTGTTGAATACCAATTCAATATCTCGATTGTAGCAAATCTGTTTGCCCGTAAAGTCCTTGTTTTCATATTCAACACCGAGAATACGCACATCAATGGGTAGTGTTAAAAGAATGTCTTCAACATCTTTTTCAGTTTGATACACAACAATTTCATCTACAAAGCGACAAGCACTAACTTGAATCTGTCGTTCTAGAATACTTTGCACTGGCGGGTTCTTTGAGTCAGGTCGATCAATGGTAGGATCAGTTTGAAGTGCTGCAATCAAATAATCACAATGGTTCTTGGCTTCGCTGAGCATGGCAATATGGCCAGCATGGAATAAATCAAACGTGCTGAATGTAATACCGATGCGCTTGCCCTGTGCTTTTAGTTCTTTAACTTTGTTAAATATCACTGTTGTTTTTTCGCTAAAATAATTGGGTGCGGCCCTTGCCTTTTAAATTCTACAGTAAAGCCCAATGTGTTACAAATATTTAAAATTGCAGGTTTGCTGTTATAGTTTATATTGGTAACTAGCTGTTGATCTTGTTTATACTTTTTAGCATGTCGTTGAAAATTTTCATTTGAAACTTCGAAGTATTCAACATCATAAAAATCAAAAAGAACAGCACCACCGTTGCTCAGTGATTTGTGCATCTCGCTTAGATAAATGTAAATGTCGTATAGATTAAAATGTATAAACACCGCTGTACAATAAATTGCATCTAAATTTGAAAATTTAGATAGGTCGCCGTATTTGATAAGCTCAAACGATACATTATTCATTGGGGCAAGTTGTTTAACACATTCTCTGATAAATGTCTTACTTACATCTGCACAATATAAATGTCTTACTCGCGGAGCAACATGTAATGCGATTAACCCCATGCCTGAGCCTAAATCTAATACAGTTGATTTTGAATCTAAACTCAAATAATTAATAATATATGCAGCCTCGTCCCTCTTGGCGTCTACTAGTTCGTTAAAACTAGAATAGCTATTACCTACATATTTCTTGAACATGTCGGCATAGTCTATAGAATTCCAATGACTAGACTCGGACGTCACTGTTGCGCTTACCTCTTACCAATGTTTTAATTACCTCAAGATCTCGCATAGCATCTTCAAGGATTGGATATTCTTTAGCAAGAGCTTCTAATTCTTGTTCTTCCAGCATCTTCTTACGAGCCCATTCGATGGCTTCGAGTGCGCCCGGATCTAGACTAATGTTAGTATAGGTTTGATTGATCTGTCGCCAAGTGCTGCCATCGTACACTTCAATCATGTGATTGTTGTAGCGTATCTCACCGCTAGCGGGATTACCAGGCGGCGATGCCATCATATAAATTTGGTTGGCATGACCACCTTGCACCACAATGCCCGGGCCGCCTGAAATATTTGTGATCATTGGTTGAGTTTTTCTTGAATGAATACTGCTGTTAGTGCTTCTTCTAAATTATCGTCGTCACGAACTAGATAAGTGTTCTCGCGATGACGATCAATCTTACCATTGTACTTGCTCACAGTTACAATGTGTCCACCGATGGCTTTTTCTAGGCGTAGTGTAATACGCTCGTCACTGCTCCGTTCTCGAGTAATGACATCACGACTTGGTACAAGTTCAACTTCATTCTCGTAATCAATTTCGCGAATTGCATTACGAATCTTTTTTGCAAACCATTTAAACATTCTATTAGTTCCTTTTTGCTTCTTTTGTATTGGCGACTTGCCAGGTGCTTTATGTCCCGAAAGTCCTGTTGCGTACATTTTCCCTGTTGCCATGTGCTACCTTATTTTCCAAAATTAATATATTCAACAGATTCGTTGCTTCTGATCACTGCCCCCCAAAGGTTGCCTCCTTTGCCGCTGCCACAATCTAGAAATACTGTTGTGCCATTCCTAGAATTAGTATAGACTCGTGGCTCCGGTTGAAAATAGTCCCATATGGGCTCAGGGCTCAGAGGCGTTGGATCGTGGCCCACAAACACAGTGATGTTTCTAGAAACATAATCACACCAGTTGTAGGACCTTAGCGGATAAATTTGTTCTTTCCACTCGTACTGCTCAGAATAGTCTACCATACCATTTCTGAACACGCTGTTTATTAGATCGTTTACTTCGCCCTCCCAGTAGGAGGGATGGAATGCAGCATGGGAGACATAATAAGTTTTGTTATCAACTTCAAAACTAATTACATTTCGTAAGTGGTTACAAAGCTCAATAAAATCAATTTCAAAACTTGGATTTTCCTTAAATTGATTAATTGTAATTTTACTGGGCCAGCCTATGGGGTGACTATTGTCGTCCAGCCAGCGGCGTACTTTCCATTCATGATTACCCCATATGGCATAGGCTTTTTGTTCCCTAATAAGTTTAAGCATATCATTAACAACCGGTGCACCTTCGTATCCGTTGTCAATTAAGTCGCCAACAGCAATCAGCGTTAAATTATGCGTCTTTGCATACTCCACTGCTCTAGCAAATGGTGAATATACCCCATGCACGTCTCCTAAAATGAGGAAACCTTCTTGATTATTATGTAGTTTCATTAGATTGATTGTAACATAATTTTAACCGCGTGTCAATGATAAATATTAGAAATACTTGCAACTATTTGGAGTCGCTGTGGCACAACATAAAGATTATGGTTTAATTGGTGTAGGTCGTACACTACAATTGGGCAAACAAGGCCCTGTTCTCGTGGGCAACGCTGATACAGATACTTTTACTGTTACATTGCAAGACGGTGCTACCCTAACAACAATGGGTGGTGCTAACGCCACAGATACTGAACATTTTATTACCAAAGGGCAATTAGATGTTGTTTATACAGAAGCAACATTTAAAGCTAATGTTAATTACAATGATAGTAGTCCTATATTATTAGGTAACATTTCCCCCGGTACAAAAACAATTATTACTACTTTTACAGTAGGCACAGCATTTGACGATGCCAACGCTGTAGTAACGATCGGTACGCCAAGTAATAACAGCTTGTTAATGAGCGACGACTATTGTGAAATTGAAGCTACCGGTGTTTATCAAACAGTTAATGTAGTTGAGTTTACTAGCAATACAAGTCTAAACATTTATGTTACCCAGGCCGCTGCTAGCGCAGGTTTAGGCGATGTGCTAGTTAGTGTAGTTGACGGTCCAGTCGTAAACGGTGGTGTTATTAACTACGGCGCGGGGGGAGGCGGCAGTGGTATCGCACTATCCAATTTGAGCGTTTCATTAAACAGTCCGAGCGGTAACGGAAGTTTAAGTTATAATAATACAACTGGTGTGTTTACATTTACACCTGCTGATGCTAGTCTAAGTAATTACAGTGATACCAGTGTTGTAAACTTATTGAGTAGCTTTGGTTCAAACACAATAGTAACCACAGGTAATGTCACAGCAGGCAACGTTACTACAGCCGCTGGTAAAAATGTATATCTAGGTAATGCAAGTTCATTGCTTAGACAACTTGGTAGTAATTCATATATCTCATTAAACCAAAACGTTACATTAACACCTGATACTACCGCTAGCGCAACAAGTGGCGTAACCATAGGTGGTAGTGGATACATACTAGGACCGAACAATGCTAGAAACATGACGCTAAACTATAACAGCACCAATGGTGTTGTTGGTTTCCAAAGCAACATTGTTTTAGGTACTGCCGGCAATGCTTCTTTAAATGTACCAGGTATAACAACCACAGGTATCACTGCAATTGTAGCAGGTGTAACAAATACACTATTGCCAAATACGATTGCAAGTTTCAGCGCCAACGTAAACAACTATACTCAGGTCACGCTACAGAATAAGAGCTCAGGTGCTGATGCCACTGCTGACTTTATCATTACCGCAGACAACGGCAGCGACACAGTTAACTATGCTGATTTGGGTATTATTAATAGCGGATACGATAACACAACCCCAACTAACAGCTTGGGTAATATTGTATTTGCTGGCGACACTTATTTGTATGCACAAGGTAATTCCAGCAACAGTGGTCAAAGCGGCGGTAACATCGCAATTGGTGCCACCGTAAGCGGTAAGTCTGTCAAAATATTTGCAGGCGGCGCCAATTCAACGTCTATCGTTGGCACATTTAGCAGTACAGGTCTTGCAGTAACAGGTAACGTTAGTGCTACCGGCATTACTAAAACAGAGCAAGTTCACGAAATATTTACAACTAAAACTAGCGCAACAGGAACAGTTACACACGATTGTTCCACAGGACAAGTTTTTAGTCATAGTAGTATTAGTGCAAACTTTACAGCTAACTTCACAAACTTAAACTTGGACAGCGGATATGCAACAACAGTAACACTGGTGTTAAACCAAGGTGCAACAGCTTATGTTGCTAACGCAGTACAGATAGGCGGTGTAAGTCAAACTGTAAGCTGGCAAGGCAGTAGTAGTGCCCCGTCAGGTAATGCCAGCAAAAAAGACGTGATGAGCTTTAGTATTTTAAACAGTTCTGGAACTTATACTGTACTAGGTCAGCTAACAAGTTTTGGATGATAAATGTTCACTAGCTTTTCAGGATCCTTTAAAGCTGGTAGAAGGGCTGTAGCAGTTGTATACGGTCCTGCCCCCGGAGTAAGCCCAGCCCAACAATTGGTAACCAATAGTAGCTTTGATAGCGGTACTACTGGATGGACAGCTAGTGGTGGCTTTGGAACATACTCAATAAATAGTTCTAGTCAGATTGCTGTCACCGGCGGTATAGCATATTTTTCCTATGTTAGTAGAACACTAAGTCAAAACGTAAGTGTAACTAGTGTGATTAATAATGCAAATACATTAACAGGTGTAGTTAACATTAAGCACCGAGAAAAAAATGACGCCGGTACATATTCTTCCATCGACACTTATAGCTTTACACTAGTATTTAAAAATTCAGCAGGTACCACTATTACTACAAAAACTACCGGAACAGTTAACGCTCCACAGAATTATACTGATGTAACATTAACATTGAATAGGTCTGAGATACCAGCTACCTTTGGTACAATCACCAGCGTTGATGTTCAAGTAACTGGTATTGATACGGGTTATTGGAACGGCAACTGGGGTCCAATGGTTCAATACATTACTTTAACCGCATCTTAAAATCCAGCTACCTTTGCTTGTACACCTTTTAGTACTTCAAAACAAACAGCATTAAACTGATCGTCAGGTATATCGTGTAGCTCACGCATACGATCCACAGCACTACGAACAGCAACTAAATGATCACTGCGACTGCTGGCAATGTGTTTCCAGACCATCCCGCCTGGCTTGAACTCTGCTTCATCAAGAATGTTTTTAACTAAGGATGCACTAATCATTAAACAGTTTCTCTATATCAAAATCTACTAGTGGTGGTTCTGTGTCCCACACAACTGGCTGCTGATACTTATGCTCAGTTTTATAAAAATCTTCTAAATACGATATCTCAACATTCTTTAGTTGGGTCATGATTCGTTTTATTTCAATATAAGATCTCATTAGGTATTGCTGATACCTTTCATAAACATCAGCATCGTACTTGATGTATCTCTGATCTAGTGTAGACGCATGCCATGTATCAGTGGTTATTGAAATATAAAAACTTTTGCATTGGGCGTTAAAGTCTTTGCGGCTGTGAATATAAACCTTCTCTGCTTTTTTAACACAACCATTTAATACCAATGCATTGATGTTGTTTGGGAATATTTTTAATAAAATATTATTTTGATTTTGATAGTAATCAATCATTGATAGAAGATCGCTATTGGACTTTTTATAGTTAAAATTAAAAGCCTCGCCCAGGTAGTTATACCCGTATTCATTTGCGATATGATTACATATGAATGTGCTGCCGCTGCGTGGTGTTGTTAAAACTACTATCATAATTTTGTATCATTTATTTACCAGTCCATAAATACTATTATGACTGAAAATAGATATCAAACAGGACTACTAAGTTGGAAAACAATTTTAGGTGTCTGGCAGAAAGAACTATGGCCAAACAGAGCCAGTGCAATTGAAACACACAGCGCAATGACATGGCCACATGAAAATACTCAGCCCGAGCATGATATGCGAGTATTTGATTACACACCATATTTTATAGGCGTGTATGATGACCAAACACTAGTGGGGGTCAACAGTGGACATCGTACTAGTGCTAATCATTTTCGAAGCCGCGGCCTATGGGTGCATCCTAAGTATAGAAGGCAGGGCATAAGTCAGCTATTATTTCAGTTAACTGAAGAAGCAGCTCGATTAGAAGGTGCTAATATGATCTGGAGCGTGCCAAGAAAAACCGCCCTACCTGCTTACCAGCGAGCTGGTTTTGAGACAGTGGGCGGTTTCTTTGGTACAGAAACTTCTGAAGCGAATATCTACGCTATTAAAAAATTACTTACCGTAGCGTAACCAATCAATCATTGTTTCTGCATCAGAGACATCAAACGGGTCGTTCTCAGCATTGTCGCGGAAGCCGGGTTCAACCCACATCATCTCAACAATACCGTCGTTAACAATCATGCTATAGCGCCAGCTACGCATACCAAAACCTAGATTGGCTTTATCAACCAGAAAGCCCATCTTGCGGGTGAATTCACCTGTGCCATCCGGAATTGCCTTTACTTTTTCTACGCCTAGGCTCTTGAACCATGCGTTCATAACGAAACTATCATTTACTGACACACAGTAAACTTCATCTAGGCCTAGATCCTGTGTTAGTTCTTTGTATGCTGCTTCATAACCAGGAAGGTGTGTGCTTGAACAAGTTGGAGTAAAAGCACCAGGGAGAGCAAATACTGCAACTCTCTTGCCCTTGAACATATCAACAGTACTCAAATCAGCCCACTGAAATCCTGGAGAAGTCTCTGATGTAACACGAACCCTAAATGAAACGACGGGTGCTTTAACTACAAATGTACTTGACATTATACTTTCTCCTTGTGTATGGTTGTATTTACTGTAATTTCTTTAAAACTTGTTTTAATTCTGAACCAAGTTTTTCAAAATCTTCTTCCGTGAGATAGGGAGCGATGCTTATCCTTAACAGTCCCTTTGGCGCAAATTTATTTGCTAGAGGATGAGCACACAGCTTGCCTGTGCGTACCGCAACGTTACGCTGACCCAGTAATGCAGACACATCACTTGGGTTTACTGTATTACTTCTGAAAGAAAAGATGCTGGATTTGGTACTAGCCGGAAACAATGACTCAAAGCCCAATTCAAGTAAGGCATCTTTGATCTTGTGTTTAACAAAATAGAAATCAGTCTTACGCATTTCGCTTTGAATTTCGTCGTAGCCTACATAATTTATGAACTCGGCCGCTAAACCCAAACCTAAAATACCTGCTATGTTTCTAGTACCAACTTCATGTTTGGCTATATCCGGATAGAACACTAAGTTATCAAAACTCACATGTTCAACGCCCCCGCCACCAAACATTAAGGGTTTAAGATCTGCAAAACCTCGTTTAGAATAAAGTACGCCTATGCCAGTTGGTCCAAACATTTTATGTCCGCTGAATACCATGTAGTCAACGGGCACCTTTTTAACATCAATGAACTCATGCATTACACTTTGGCAAGCATCCAAGCAGGTGAACAGACCTCTACTATGAGCAAGACTGATCATGGTTCTCCAATGCTGATCTACACCTGACGCATTATGAATAGATGCTATACTTAACAGCGAGCCTGGATTACATTTTTCAATTTTAGAGTTTGATTCTTCTAGTTCTGTATGACCATATTGGTCCAAGATGGATAATACTGCTAGGCGCTTGTTTTCCAAAGTGCGGTTTTGAACTAACCACGGAACAATGTTTGAATTATGTTCGCCCTCGGTAATAATAACCTGGGTTGTATTTTTGTGCCATTGCGCCACCATGTTAAGACCTTCAGTGGCACCTGAAGTAAACATTATCTGCTCAGGCTTGGCATTGATTAAATCAGCAACACTTTGTCGAGCTTTTTCTACTTCGCTAGCAACATAGTCGCTGAGTGCAAAGTCGCTGCGATGAATATTGCAGCGTTCGTATTCGTAGTAACGATTCATCCTGTCTAAAACCCATTGATGCGTCTGGGTACTAGCCGCGCTGTCAAAATACGCTAGGTCAGGATTGTTCTTTAAAGTAGGAAAAAATTCCTTAGAGAAAAGTTGCACATCACACCTTTTCCATCATTATGTTCAACGGATGACCATTATGACGGCTCAGCAATGTGCTTTCATGAACCTTTTGCTCTGCTATCTCAAAATTGTATGTGCCAGCAACACCTTTGCCTAGCTCATGGATTTGAATTGTGATATCCTTTGCTTCTTCGATGTTTTTGTTAAACACTTCGATTAAGAGTTGGATAACGAATTCCATAGGTGTGTAATCATCGTTTATGATGATCACGTTGAACCTATCAGGATACTTAATATCCGTTCGAGTTGACGATGACGTTTTAGTTTTAGTTGCTGTACCCATGATATGCTCTACTACTAATTAGCGGGGGAGAGTTTCCCCTCCCCCTGTTTTTGGATTACTTCTGTTCAATCACATTAGGTGCGGTAATTTCAATACGCTTTGGTTGAAGTTCTGCTGGAACCTCACGAACCAATTGAATATTGAGCATACCCAACTCTAATGTTGCAGACTTAACTTCTACATGGTCAGCTAAAGTGAATTCCCTACGGAACTGACGAGCACCAATACCCTTATGTAGGTATTGAACTTCTTCTGTGACCTTAGGAGAAGTGCCCTCGATACGCAGCACATTCTTATCCTTGGTAATGTCTAAGTTATCCATAGCAAAGCCAGCAACTGCGAGACTAATCATGTACTCGTCATCGCTGATCTTAACAATATTGTATGGGGGATAACCGTTTGCGGTTCCGGGAAAGTTACGCTCAATTTCATTAAACAATCGATCAAAACCAATTGTTGAACGAGCAAATGAAGGTAAGTCTAGAGTTGTAATTCTTGTATTCATATGTATCTCCTTTATTAAGCAAGATTACTAATGCAACGGCTACAGTACCCATTCGGCATACTGTAGCCTTTTGTTGCAACTTTATTTATACAGGAAACCTGTATGTTTTTAATATAGCGAAAAAATTTTATTTGTCAAGTAGAAATAAAACCCACTATAATTATTTCATATACTTTGAAAGACTATGAGCAGCAATCTTATAGTTTATCATAGTTGGAACATCGCTAAACGGAAACTCTAAAATAAAACCGCAACTGTTTTTCCAACTATCAGTCTTTAGAAAGTGTGCATACTCTTTTAAGTGATCTTTGTTAGATACATCAAAAAAGACTTTTGGTTCTACAACAGGCTTACGTTTAATTGTGCGTATCATAATTTGTTTTGTTTAGTTGATAACGAAATTCCCTTCGAAGCCACCACTTATACTTTGCAAAATAATCCTGCGCTGTATAATTAGGAACTTTTCCGGTCCAAGAAATTACCTCGTCTACATGCTCTAGCCACTGACACACCAACCAATGTCTAAAGGAGTTCATGCTGTGAACCACTGCTCTTCGTCTATGGTAACTAGACTTTCACTACCATCATATTCGTTGATACGAAACTTAGTGCCTTCCGGAACCCAGAATACTCGCAGTTGTTCCACTCCACCAGTGTATTGATCGGGGAATCGTTCTGCAACGTAAGAGTCAATTTCATCCTGCGTAGAATCACTCAGGATTAACTCTACTAGACCTGGGTCAAATAGCAATGCTTCCTGAGAATCATCTGATGCCCAAGTGCTCCAGCCAGCGCCGAAGCCAGGACTGACTAGCACAGCAACCTTACCGTCTCGAATTAATCGTTCCATTTCACATGCTCCAATAAGATTCAGAACTGGGCGAGCAGTAGTAGGGCGTGTCGTAACGCTCCTGAAATTCCTTACCGCTGATTGCGTTACGCTTGGTTACAAACGTTTCAACAACATTGAACTCGTATCCATCAGCAACTTTGTAAGTGGGGTAGAGCGCCTTAATTTCGCGCTTCATGGATTCCAGGTCTGGGCGATCATAATCGTACTTGCCAACCAGACGCTTGCCTGCCTTAGTGCGCTTGTCCTGCTTGTAAATTTCTAAAGTGAACATCATAATGCGCTCCTTATTTCTCATCCTACTTATATAGTATAGCATCATTAGGAACGGTGTCAACCACTATTTTGTGGTATTTTCGCAACGAAAATTTAGCCGCATTCCGCAGAGATATGCGTTATGTTAGATTAAATATCCGTATAGCAGTTTAAGGACAACTTAATGACACCTAATTCACTCGATCCTCGTTGGGATAACCAAACCCTAAATTATGACCTAGAAAAACACAATTGGCCGGCTTATTGGCTTGCTGTAGCAAAAGAAAAGTTTCCGCAAATTGAAGCACTGGAAACCATTCATGAAATTTTAAAACCATCTGAAATTTTAGAGCTTGGCCGCTATCTGCAAAAGGCATGTGACGGAAATGAGTTTCAGGATCGTGCAGATTCCTACTATGGTGATTATGTTCCTCAACTAAGCGATGGTGAAGAATGGATGGTACAGCGCCAGTTCACTATTAGAATGGTTATTCCTAACCAAGAGAAAGCGGGTAGGTTACTTGCGTTCCATCAAGGGATTTGGGTAGGTAATGGTATCGGGTTGCATACCATTTGGACACCATTTACTAAATGCTATGACACTAACAGCATGTGGATTATGGGCTGGGACGAAAGCCATCGTATCACTCAACAGGCATACGATGAGAAATGGAGTTATGATAGACTACAAGAAGAATGCGCTAAACACTCTTGGCCTGTTACACTAGAGCCCGGGCAAGCACATCTGTTTCAGCAACATCATATACACGGAAACTTTAACAACGAAACCAATATTACTCGTTGGAGTATGGATGGTCGAATTTTATTCAAAGGAGGTTGCTACGGTAGAAAACTACCAGGTGGCTATTTCCGCTTCCCGGGAGAACGCGATGATGTTCGACCAGTAGACGCAAATAAAATATGGATCACATATGCGGGCTGGAACAGTAAATTCAGCAACGCTATTCCTTTACCCATGCAGCGACACATCATCGATCCTTACTGCGCCAAACACGGTATTAAGATCAATGATTACCAATTTGAAAATGAATTCTTAGATTGGTTTCCTGGTTTAGAAAAATATATCACAGGTTACAATGTTAACGGCATTGTAATGTGCAGTATATATTGTTTGCCGGACAACCCATTTTTAAGACACAGAATTTTAAAATTGGCTGTCGACAATAATGTTGAGCTACACTTTGCCAATGAGCTTTGTAGTGTACGAACATTAGATGACATTAAGCATATTCAGCGAGTTTTGGAATTCGCAGAAGGAAATGTCAACCCCAACGAATTGATGGGGTTAACACATAAAAATACTTTTAACTACGGTTGGTATTAGTCGTAGCGTTTACCGGGATCCTGCTTCCCATTATGCCGATGATCGTTTGAATAACAATCGGGTTTGAAACTAGGATCCTCTACCGCCTTCACCCCTTTAAATACAAACTCGTGATTATATGCGCGAGTCCGCAAGGCAGTTTCGCAAGCAGCCTTTGAGGGATATTGAATCTCAATCTTACCCACATAGTTTTCATCTGAGGGTAAATTGGGATTGACAAGAAAAATAATTAACCAAAACTTCATATTAGTGTCCTCACTAGACCGTAACTGATAAACGATAAACAAACTATATTAACAACAAGCAGGGGTCGATCCTTCATTTTAATCGACGCCAACAACCACATGGCGGTACCGACCCAACCAAATACCAAATCAACAGCATGTAGTTCGAATGCCCTAGCACCAGTTGCAATAATGATACAAATTGTAGCCCACCATTTAATTAAACTTAAAGATGCGTCAGATGAATTCTGGTTCAATGTCTTTTCCATGTGCTAGAGTAGTGTGGGTCTTGTTTCCAAATGCCAGTTTGAATATAGCAAAATCGTCAGCCTTTTCAAACTCAGCAGTTACAATCAATCTTAGATTGTATGTAGCAATATCCTGGTCTGTGTGCTTAACAAAACTAATATCAATTCCGTGTTCAGCAGCCCAGTCCCAATAGGGCTGAAGTGTTCTGTTAATAGCAGCACCGTACACAATGTCAATACCGTCACTGTCGGGTATTGTAGTGCGTATGAGTTTGTGTTTAAAGTTAGCCACCCAGCACCTTGTCTAAATGCTTACAACGACCTCTAAACTGAAAACCGCTACAGGTGCAGGTCTTAGCATCAGGATCAACAAAATATGTGTCACCTTTGCTGCCTGTTACCTTAACAAGGCTAGACTCAACCTTCTTAAAAGGATTGGTCTCGAGCTCTACAAATTGCCTGCCACGACGATCAATACCCAAGGGCTTTTTAAAGTATTTAGGCTCGCCTTCTCCCCATGGAATGTATGCTACCGCCTTACTACCATCCATCAAATAGATGTGATTGGGTTGACGGTACTCAACGTCCCATTTAGTAATTTCTTGTATAGCAACCATATTAGAGCGAAGCAGCGTAGTTCATCAGCGCAAGAACATCTGCAGGACTTTGGTAGCCCTGAACATCACCATCCTTGTACGCCACGAAGTTACCTTCTGGATCTATCAGCGCCGTTTCGGCAGTATCAGCACTCTGCGGCTTATTCATGTTAGTCATAAAATCTGCGTTATAATTGGTTCCATAGTTACCCGGGCCAAACTGTACGCTAACAGTATAACCGTTATCAAACTTAACTTGGAATCCCTTATTGTCGTTTATGCAAAACATATTTCTATCCTTAACCAACAACTTCATCAATCATACGAACAAGGTCTTCCGCAAAAACGCCACGGAACTGCTTGTCGTTCTTCACTTTAAAATTACGAATGCGGAAGAATTCAATGTCATACAGGTCAGTTGCGTCATTATAACGAACGTAAACATAACCCTTCCACTTGACCATACCGGAAGTCTTGAACTTAAGACCATCACGCATTGCAACAAGCTCTTTTGCACCCCAAGCCCAAATAGCACGGGGATCAATTGCCTTAATCTGCGAAAGAATGATTTGAGCTGTGTTCATGTTCTACTCCTAATTCCTTACCCTACATATACAGTATAGCAGAACTAGAGCTAAAGTCAACCAAAAAGAAACGCTTGTAAATCAATGACTTACAAGCGTTCTTAGTTGTTTAAAATCAATGACTTACGTCGGTGTTAAAACTTAGTTGTTATTTCTACACCAAATGTTCTTGGAGCATTAAAGTTAGCATAGTCACCGAGTACAGTACCATTAGCGTTTGATCGTCTATAGATAAATGAGCTATTGAGTAGGTTACGTGACCATACTGCAACTGACAGCGGTTGATTAGCAATCTCAATACCTTCAAATGTTACACGACTATTGACAATAAAACTTGCTTCGCTCTTTACATTTTCATTATCAAATGCATATGCTGAAGAAGCATAGTTAGCATCGACATGGAACTTTGCAATGGTATTAGAGCTACCAACAAAGGTTTGATAATCAATTGACCCTGACAATGCATGTGTTGGAGTATAGACGACAAATACATCTTGATATATAGGAGTCGTGTTAGCTGGGTTTAATGATGCATTAAGTTGCTCTTGTACTGTGTTGCGAGCCTGAGGCATATCTACATTTGTATAAGCATATGACAATGTGCTTGACAGGCCTTCTAATGGTTGAACAGTTAGATCTGCTTCAATACCTCTGATCTTTGTTGTACCTTCAGCATTAACAGTCTCTAGTGTATTTCTAACTGTTCCGTTTGGTTGCGGAACAAAGAAGTTAAAGTCAACTTGGCTGTCACTTCTGTCCATCATATATGCAGCAAGATTAAAACGAACTGCACGATTGAACAGTTCCATCTTAGAACCAACTTCGTAGCTCTTTACTTCTTCTGGCCCAAATGAACGATAATTTAATGAACGTGAGCTTGCACCACCTGCTCTGTATCCTGTTGTGTACTTTACATATACATTAATGTCTTTGTCAATATCATAAGCAAATGTTACAATTGGATCAAAACGCTTGTTGTTTTGATCAAAGGTAAAGTTAGTTGCTGCACCATTGACTTTGAATAGTGTACCATCTTTTTTGTCTTGAGTAAAGCGGCCACCTGCTGTAATATGTAAGTTATCAAAGTTATATGTACCTTGACCATAAACAGCATAGCTCTTAGCATATGCTATCGAAGCGCGAGCCACTGTTGCTAAAGGATAGGTAGCAGGATCAACAATAGTGTAACCTGTACCTGTTGCGTTCCACTTATTAGTGTTTGGTGTCTTTGCTTCGTCATTAGCACGCTCATTAAAATAATAAGCGCCAAACACATAGTCTAAATTGTTAGTTGAACCAACAGCCTGTAATTCTTGACTAAATTGACGTTGGTCTAATTTAGCAATAGAGTATCTACTAAAGGTTGCGTTAGGTGTAAACACGGGTGTACGATTAGCGCCGCCCGAGTTATCAAACTGGCGGTCGCTTACTGTACGCCATGCGGTGATTGAACGAAGTTCCAAATCACTAGTGATGCTGTATTTCACTGTTGACACTACACCAAATGTTTCGCCTACACTTGGTTCTTGTACAACCCCAACTGCGGCGGCACCAGAACGTTCAGATTGAACCTTAACTATTGAGGGTAGAGGAGCAATAAAGCCAGAAGGAATTTTATTTCCTGCTGCTGCAATCTGTGCAAGTGTTGCAACTGGGCGATTGTACGGGTTGTAGTTAATCAACTGACTTAAGAAAGGAGTGTTGTTGTCACGACCAAGGTCTACTGCAACATCTGCTGTCAAGTTAGTAGTTGGCTCCCAACGAATAGCAGCACGACCACCATAACGATGATAGTAGTTCCACCCATACTGACCTTCTAGTGGGTTCTTTGTTGTAGCGTTTTGATGCTGAATAGAGCCATCAAGCTTCACACTAAATCCTGCAATCTTAGGCAAGTTCAAACGCAAGTTACTGTTATAGGAACCATAGTTACCAAAGCCAGTTGTTGCTGAACCGCCCCATTCGCCGGTTGGAGCCTTGCTGATAATATTAACAGCGCCGCCTTCTGTGTTGCGTCCAAATAGTGTTCCCTGTGGACCACGTAATACCTCAATGCGCTCAATATCTAAGAACCCAGCATTAAGACCATGCTGACGACCTAGATACACGCCATCAATGTAAACGCCAACTCCCTGTTCGCGAGCGGGTTGGTTTGCATCACCAGGAACAATACCACGCATACCAACTGTAAGTGCAGACTGTCTAGATTCAAAAGTTGCTACTCTAAGACTTGGAATACCACCGTCTGATAAATCAATCAAACTTTGTACTTGACGATTCTTAAGAGATTCGCTGTTCATTACAGCAATTGATATAGGTGTGTCCTGTAGATTAGTTTCTCTCTTTGTTGCTGTAACAACAATTTCTGCTACTTCTGCCATGTCAGCATTGTCTGCTGCATTGGCTGTTCCAAAAGAAAACAGCGCCATTGCTGTTGCTATAATATATTTAAATTTCATATGTTCTCCGTGTTTGATCGTTACAATTTGATTACAAATTTGACACCTTAAAAACGACGAATCTCCAGGGACTTGCGTCCACTGGAGATCCTGAAGTTTAAATTGTTATTTTTATTTAGTTAATACGTTAGAATCATAATGTATAGATAGGTAAAATGATCCAAACTAACTAATTTGATTTTTAGCTTGATCCAACAAAGTAGGATCAGCTCTGGTAAGAACTTCAAGAAGAAGTCTTTTTTCTTCTAAGTATGTCTTAGCAAAGCCAGGATCGAACTCAACAATAGTCCTTGTATTGCTGATTAGGTCCGCAACCTTAATGGTCTGAGCAGCCGCAGGTGCAGCCGCACTATGTTGACGATCCAGTGCCTTACGAGTACTGCGATTGCCGTCCTCTGGTGTACTAACGTCTGTTAGCCAAAGAACCAAGTCAGCAACTTCACTACCAAACTCTGTTTCTAGCAGGTCAACAGTAACATCCGTGTCCTCTAGAACATCGTGTAGCAGAGCAGCCGCAACCATAGCATCAGTGCCGCCAACACTGGCCACTAGTTGCGACACTTCGATAGGATGCACAACATAGGGCTCACCGGTGTACTTGCGTGTCTGGCCTACTGCGGCATGAGCAGCGGTAGCAAACAGTCGGGCTCGTTCAACAATGCTCGTCATATTTTTATATTAACATCTTTTAGATAGATGTCAACCACTAGTTCTTAACTGCACGGTAAATTGCTCTTGCTCCCTGCGGACCAGGATGAATACCATCACCAATTGAATTAAGTTCAGGTGAGTAGCGTTCGAGCGGTCCTAAAAAGACTGCGCCCTCTTCGCGGGCAACAACAGCCAAACGCTCGTTTACGTTTTGTGCATCAAAGTTTACACGATAGGTTCCGTAGCGATTAGTGAGCCAAGGCGAGTACTTTGATCCGGTGCCAACTAGGTATACACTAGCACCAGCAGCCTTGAGCTTACGAATTTGAGTACGAACCGGGCCTTCATTAAAATCGCGGCCTGGCCCGCTCTTTCGTTCATAGGTACTGTTACTAGCACCACTACTCAAAATAACCGTTGCACCTTTGGCCTTCCCGGTGGCAATAAAAGCATCAATGTAACCGATGATTACACGAGTATCCATCCCACCCTTGCGCCAGCGATGATGACCTGCTCGATCCAGACCATTTGCGTTAGCAATGCCTACAGCAATACTATCACCGATAACATGTGTTTCTGCATACGCCGCTACCGGTACTAAACCTAGCACGATCGGAATTAAAAATTTAAACAACCTTTTTCCTTTCTTCAATCTCCGCTATCAATTTGATAACGATCTCCACACTCTTCACAAGTGTATTCTGTTAAGCAGCGGCCAACGGTACGACTGGTATAACGGTGTGTGCATGGCACACCGTCTTTGTTTAGCCTAACTTCACCTTTGCCGGTGCCGTACATATATTGCCCGCCGCAATTACTGCAATCGCGATGCGTTTTGTCTTTGTTCCAACTATAGCTACGCTCGTGGTCAGTTAGTGGAACCTTTCCGCTACCATTGCAAACAGGGCAAGTACCATATTCAATTTTCATTTAGTGTACCGTGTTAGTGAAAGGCGCAATGAGAATATTTTTGTCGGCAAGTTTAGCAGCCAGCTGATTTATCTCTAGCTCTTGACTATATGCTTCCAGTAACTCGAATGCATACTGGATATCGTCATCACTCATCTGTTCATACCAATCCTCAATAACTTCAGGAGTAGCGTTGAGTAAGAATTCTAAGTTATCGCGATCATGTTGATTCATTTTTAACTCCAAGTGCTTCGCACATTACCTCATACAATACCAAACTAAACCCACCCACAATGTAACAGATTATTGCCGGTACTATCCATATGGGCCAAGTAACAACAAGAAAAACTGCTGCCACTTTCTTTTGTGTATTAGATAGTTTCATTATGCCCACCTCAATAGAAACCATGCTAGGTCATGTTCGTTGGTAAAGCGAACATAGAAGAACCCGTCATCCCAACACCGAATGTTATTTTCCTTGCACCACTTTTTGCTTTCAGTAAGAGTGCTTTGCACCTTACTCCAATCATCGCGTCTTGGACTATATTTCAGTTCGAGCTTGTGGGGCTTACTATGTTCGCGAACCCACTGCATTAAGCAGCCTCTTCCTCACGAGCTTCGAGTGCAACCTCAACCATATCAAACACAGGAGTGTCGCCTAGTGTAGCACCGTGATCGTTTACAAACCAAGTGCCGTTGATGAACAGGTAGTTATACTCCTCACCAAACTCGTTTACAAAGTCTGCAACGCTAGGGAAGGTGTTAGCTGCAACATCAGTTTCGCCGCGATCACGACCATAAAACGTAGTCCAACCTTCACGCTCTGCGAGCTCGATGCGAGCTTCCTTAGCAGCACCAACCAACGGATGTTCTCCGCGGTCATCTTCAAACTTACTGAACGGGTGCTTCTCACCAATCTTAGGACCTAGGCTGCTGATGCTGCCCAGTTCAATGAGACCGCGCACAGCGTTCTCTGTAGCGTAATTCTCAATCAAGAGCTTACCGTTATTCTCCGGATAACCATCCCAATGACAGTATACCGCAGTAACCGAACCGTCCGTGTTAAGGACACCAATAGTTGAACGAGTAGCCATATTACTTTCCTTCTTTATTAAGCGGCCTGGCAGGCCTGTTCCAATTCAGTGGTGCTAAGAACACGACCATCTCGCATCGTGTAAGTAGCGGTATAGTTTTCACGGCCGCCGCCAAACAGCATGTCATACTGCTCAGTCTTAGCGGCAATGTCTTGACGCATGTAACCGTATTCGTCGTTCTTCACAGTCCGACGAGCAACCCAGCGACCCTGTTCCCAGAACAGTTCAAACGGGGTCTCCCATTCTTCACAGACCACAGCATCGTCATCGAGGATGCTCCAATCCAGAATGTATTCTTCAAAACTGTTATTGCACTCTTCGATCAGCGCGGTGAGAGTAGGAACGCCCTGTTCCTTAATCTTCATTACCTGTACAGAATTCAGGTTGGGCACCACGTAGGTGTTGCCACCCTTGAACTTCCAATACTGCGGACAAGCACCCTTACCGTCCCAATCATGGGCACCGTAGTTCTCGCGGATCTGGGTCTGGATAACAATCTTCATCGCTAACTCCTTATTTCTCATCCTACATTATTAGTATAGCACCGACAGGGAAGAAGTCAACCTTTTTTTACCTTTTTCGCAAAAAAAGAACCCCTTGCAAATCAATGACTTACAAGGGGTCATATTTCTAACTAAATCAACGACTTACGTCGCTGACTGTTAGGCTGCTACTGCATCAACCGCAGGGGCTGTAACAGGTGCCTCGTACTTCGCAAAGTAGCGGACCGGGCACTTCTGCGGCCACACACGACCCTGTCGGATCTCAACAGTTACGCCGCGCTCCTTCTGAGCATTGACATAAACAGTCATATCCGCATCTTCCTCGAGGTAAGTGGTCTTACCCTTAACGAAAGAGAACTGGGAGATCTTGTCTGCAATGCCGAGCTCGCTGAGTTCGCGAGTCTTAACTGCGAGCCAAGCATGACCCGGGTCAGAGTGGATGAACTTCACAACATTAGTCTTGGACTTAGCCATTTTAATTACCTCTATCAAGTTTAACAACACACAACACAACGATGATTTGCATCATCACAATATCTATTGTACTATCAATAGATCCTTTGTCAACCGCTTTTTAATCTAAACGCGAACCAGCGTAAGCGGTGAAACCATACTTCTTAAATACTGCGGCAGCAGCCACAGCGCCTGCCTCTAGCGTATCAACGTTCTGGCAGGGGAACTTCGAGGGGTTCCACATCTGGAGCCCGCCGCTGTAGCTCTTAGTAATACCCTGGGCAGCAAGAGCCTTGCCCAACTTGGTGTTACCCTTAATACCGTAAATCTCTACCCACGCAAAACCGCAGGCATACTGATCCTTACCACCCAACTTCTCCTGGAAGAACTTGGCAGCAGCAGCCTGAGCTGCGGTTTGAGCTTCAGCAACAATGCTAGGAACCATTTCGGGCAAAATTGCAACAGTCATTTCAAACTCCTTATTTCTCATCCTACTTATACAGTATACCATCTTTTACCTAAAGGTCAACCGTTTTTTACCTTTATTTTAAGAAAAAGATGTTGTTTAAAAACAACAACTTAGCTGCCCGTAGTGAGCAACAAAGTGCTACCAACCTGCTTAAACTGCTCAATAAACACATGATGCTCGTCACCGCTGTCGCGAATAGCAGCATCAGCAGCAACATATAGGGCAGCGTATGTGAGCCCGTTTACGGGCTTTACAATGGGCTTATCGCCCCAATGATCCTTGTAGGTAACAGTAGCGATACCTTCAAACGGATGCTGCTCGTTAAGATCGCTTACCTCGTACATACTCCAAATAGTCTGGAGTCCAAGGTCCTGTTTTACACTTGAAAAATGCTGGTTTTTACGCTCAAAATCATCGTTCTCTTGAGCATATGCATCCTTGAGCGCACCTCGGATGATTTCAATCTGCTCTTCAACTTCTTTTTTACCATACTGTATCGCCCAGAGAGCATTATGAATGGTCTTAAAATCTTCGGCTTTTAGGGTCACATCGCAGTTCATTGCTTTTTCCTAATTCCTTACTATGTATTAAGTATAGCTTCTTTTTCAGAACTGTCAACCAACAAAAAACCCTTGCAAATCAATGACTTACAAGGGTCGCTAAGTTGTTGATTTTATTAGTGTTTTAATTACGCCGCATCTGGCTAATTTCTTTAGCCTGTTCGGCATCAATTACGGGTACAGCATTGCTCTTGTGCATCGTTGCGATACCCTTAATTAGAGTACCCGTATACTTCTGTGGTTCCTTCTTAGCAGTTGAATCCGAACTACCAAAGCCTCCCAAACTTGGGTATTGTTCCTTGTGAGAACGAATGCGCTCCATAACAGGGTCAGCAGTCGTTTTCAAAGGTGTAAACTTCTTTTCTACTTTTACACGACCATGCAGATTATCTACATATTCTTCAAACGACATTTTAGGTAGACCAAGGCGCTTGTTTAGTTTACAGCGTTCGCGGTAGCCTTCCGTCCAACGGTTCATTTGTGCTTGTGTAACTTTGCCCTTACGCTTACGATAATTGGTAGTAGTAAGATAAGGACCTACAAGATGCATACTCATCGGTTAATCCTTGAGTCCAAGTTTACGAAACGCTGTGTCAGTTTGTGAACGCTTCATATCGCGGTATGACTCGTAAGCACCGCCAACGGTCCAGCACACTAACATAAGACTAGCTAATATCAATCCGTTGCCTACAAGTTCTTTATTTAGGATTTGCTGATCAATTAGGAAGTCTAAAAAGAAATAAGCAGCAAGGATAGGTGTAGTAAGTGCCACGCCGATAGCAATACGTTTTAGTTCTTTACGATATTCAATGGACATTTTTCAAACCCCATTTAATTTTTAACCAAACACGCTCATGAACATAGTAGTCGATACTGAGTAAAATATGTAATGCTGTAGCGAATCCTGTAGCACTACCTAAATCACCAGTAAACATGTATGTCCAAATAATAGTGAACAACCATGCAGTAATACGATAGCTGATCATTCGTACTATAGTACGAGTATGTGTTTCTGTCAACATTTAATTATGTCCTTGTCCTAAAAGTATATCTTCTAAATTTTTTGTACCAAACGGATTCTTCTCATCACCAAAGCGACTGCTACCTTCCTCTACAGTAATTTCCATATCCCATTTACAAGGATAATGTCTAAGCAAGGCCCGGGCTCGCTGTCTAATTTCTTTTGGTACTCTTGGTGTCTTTTTAGGATCCAGCAAGTCAAATAAAAAGTCGTAAGTGCTGTTAACTGCTCGTGTTCGTTCGCAAGGAATAGTCATTTTTAACCTTTGTAGCGTTCTGCGATATATTGGTCGTGCCGTTTCCAGATACCTTTATCAATAAATCCCCATTCTCGCACAGTTGGACCTGGGATGAATAAAGTCCAAGTATCGAGACCCGGTTCCAACTCTACGCGATGCAGGGATTTTGAACCTGCCCAATTAATCGTACCGGCACCTCGCCAGAACTTGCCCTTAGGAGTATGCTCCCAGTAGCCGCCCTTGAGGATGATAGTAATGAACGGCCAAGGATGATCATGTAGATCATCAGGATCGCTCTTATGAAAGTTATGCAAAAAGATATTGAAAGGAAACCACTTGCGGTCTTTCAAAAACAGATAGTAACGTGTCAGGTAAGGCTCTTGGCTTTCTCTGTCGAGAATCACACGCTTACGGCCAAGTCGCTCTAGAAGTTTTAGAAGCATGTACACATTATACTGCCTTTAAAGAAGTCTGTCAAGCCCTAAGAATTAAAAATTAGTCTCACTAATGCAAAAACATCAATGACGGTTAGCATTATGTAATTTGCTAGCATACCTGTGCTTCCCCGAGTATATGCACAATAAGCAAATACCGCACAGTGAGCTATAAACATTGGATATAAAATTAGAAAAGGAGGATTAGGTAAAGTAAATGCCATAATGATACTGCACCCAATACTGTTTACCCAGGCTGTAATTTCGAGTACAGTTCGGATTTTATTCTCTGCCCAATCCTCTCGAATGTATTCAACAACTGATGTTACAAGTGCTTTCATTAACTAACAGGAAAGTATTTGTTCAATGCCTCTAATTTATCTTCGTACTCAGCAATATGAGCAAGCTCTAATTCAATAGCTGTCATGATATCTGTGTGGTCATGGATAGCAATTGGGTTGCTTAGGATAACTTCAATGTTCATCTTATGCTTTTGAATGTGTGATTCGAAGTGAGCGGCGCTGGCTCTGATCAGATTTTTTCTAAGTAGTTCCATAATATTCTAGCCTTTCAATGTCTTGTTCGTTAGTTTCGGTGCCATATTGTATTTCAATAATGACTAGGTCTTCATTGCTTTCATTGTATAACTGATGCCAGTCGCCCTGTCGTACAACAAATATATCGTTTTTAAAAATGTCTATGAGCGCATAATTTTTTAATGGCTCTGGATCTGTTGAACGTTTTACTACGCCCTTACCGGATCGCACAAACCAAACTTCACTGCGCTTAAAGTGTCGTTGATAACTAATGCCTTGCCCGGGCTTAACAACTAGTTCTTTTACCTTACAGCCAGTTGTGGTGTACAAATCTGCAAATTTGCCCCATACTCGCTCTTCAGTATAATTAGCTAGTGCATCACGCAGGATCCAACTACTGCTATTAGATTTATGCTGGCCACCAACGCCAAACTTAAAATCAACTCCAGTGACTGTCATTTCAGGAATATTTTCTTTAGTTCGATCACCGCCATTGCAAAATGTAATTTTATGATTAGGAAAATATTTTTTTACTTTTTCTAAACCGTCTATGGCTGTATTATCGCTGTCATCAAAATCAATGACAAGAAAAACATTCTTAAAATTTTCTAAAATATTTTTTCGTTCGGCATAGGGCATGAATGGCTTGCCTTTTTTACGAGTGAGCCATTCGTCGCTGTTTAATAAAACAACTACTTGCCCTAGCTGAGCAGCGTCGTTGATCATAGCAATATGACCGCTGTGGACAGGATCAAATCCGCCACTCACTACTGCAATTTTCTGAGACATTTTACTGTTTGTTGCGTGAGCGTATTAGGTTAGTAAGCATTGTTTCTCTGTCGAGAACCTTACGGCGCTTGCGCTTACTTTTCATATACTTTAGATCGCCGGATTGGCTGTCTTGCCAGACTCCAGCTATTCTCATTTTACTAACTTCTTTCTGCCAACGCTTTTTAGCAGCTTCTTTTTGACGCTTACGCTTAATACCTGGTTTTTCGTAAAACTCGTGTTTAGCTAAATCTTTTTGGAAATCATTACGTTCGAGAATCTTTTTCATTTTTCTCAACGCATAGTTAACATCATTGTTTCTTACTTCTACCCTAGAACCAGTGAAATGTTTTTCATTCTCGTTGCTTGTACCACGATCAAAATTACGATTTTCAGTCCACTTCTTCATTTATGCCTCTGTATGTTTTATACTCTGTATCAAGTTCAGTTCTACCATCTTCGTATTTTAAAATTGGTGCTTGACTGCTTGACACTGGATACTTATCAAGTATTATTTCAACTACTCCCTGTTTTTTGAGTTCAGGGGCTCTATACATAATATTGATTAAAGTTTCTTCTACTACGCCCTTTAATGCACGAGCACCAAGTTTTCGTTTTATAGCAAGACCAGCTGCTGATTTTATAAAGTCATCACCAAACGATAGTTTAATATTATCTATTTCTAGCAGCTTTTGATTCTGCTTCAATACGCTGTTTTTAACCGAAGTCATCACATAAACCAATTGGTCTTCTGTTAGTTTATCTAATGGTGCAATAATAGGTAATCGACCTAATATTTCAGGAATCAACCCATAGTCTATTAGATCCTCAGCTGAAACTGATCTTAGTAGATTTTGCTTCTCTGAATCAGTAATTACTTTAGCACCAAAACCAATTGTACTAGACTTGCGTAATCTACGCTCAATGTTTTTCTCAATACCAACAAATGCTCCGCCAACAATAAACAACACATTAGTGGTGTCGAAGTCTATATAGTCATCGGCATATTTTTTACCGGTTGATATTTTTACTTTGGTAGTAGTGCCTTCGATCAATCTTAGTAGAGCTTGCTGCACACCTTCGCCGCTGACATCACGAGTAGCAACGTTACTTTCGCTACGTCTTGCTTTTTTGTCAATTTCGTCAATATATACTATACCTTTTTGTGCAAGGTCAATATCAAAATCTGCAATGGTTAGTAGTCTTTCTAATACGCTTTCAACATCTTCACCTACATAACCAGCTTCGGTTAAGGTAGTTGCATCAGCAATTGCAAACGGAACATTTAACTTTTTAGCTAAAGTTTTAGCAAATAATGTTTTACCAGTACCCGTAGGACCTAATAAAAGCACGTTGGTTTTTTCAAGCTCAATAGTCTCGTCGTTAGATAATACACGCTTGTAATGATTATATGCACTAACGCTTAATAGCTCTTTGGCACTTTCGTGACCAACTATATATTCGTCTAAATGTTCTTTGATTTCTTTTGGGCTAGGTAGTGTTCCAAAATTAGATTCTTCTTCAGGCTTATCTATTTTTTGAACAATATTATAACTTAGCACAATGCATTCATTGCAGATATAAACATTAGGACCTGCGATAAGTTTTTCAACGCTGTCTCTGCTCTTACCGCAAAAACTGCAATTTAGCATTTTGTTGGTTTCTGGCATTATTTCTTACCTATATATCGTTTGTCTGTTGTGTTTGAAGGATCTTGTTTTGGTAAAGGCACCGCCCAGAAACCAACTTTTTTCCTTACTTCTTCTTCTGAACTTTTTTGTAAAATTTCAAATATCTGATCTACTGTAAGGTCCTCTTTGTTAAATTCGCTTTGTGCTAACAATTTTGCTGCATGTTTTAAATCACCAGTAGCAGCCTTTTCAATTTCTACCGGAACTTCTACCGGCACTTCAACTATTTTTTCAACTACCTCTGGCTGTTTATTTACTATCTGTTCCAGCTCAATGATACGTTTTTTTAGTTTTTTATTATCATCTGATAGATTATTAATTCGATCTAAGTTTTCTACTTCAACTATTTTTTCAACAGGAACCTCTACTTGGATGATTCGTTCTGGTCCGGAGACTTCTTTAACAATTTCGATAGGCTTTTCAACTTCAACAATGCGTTCAGGACCGGGGACTTCGACCAGTCTGTCAACGTATTCCACGACGGTTGTAGGCTTTTCAGCGAGTAATTTTTCCAGTTCAAGTATCTTTTTTTTTGGTCTGTTTCGTCAAAGTCCAAAGGCATTTGCTGTTGTTCTTGACTCTGCTCGTTGGCCGATTTGCTAACAATATTTTTTGGTTTAGGCTCTAATGCCGGTTCTGGCTTTTCTAAGTAGATGCCGCGGCGTGCCAATGATTGGTTCGCAGCAATCAATAGTGCAACAGCCAACGGATCAAATACAGCTACTAGCAAAATAATCATCCAACGAACAGCACGTTCTAATAAATTAGCATCTGGATTATCACCGTAGATTAATGCAGCAACATATTTAATTGGACCAACTTCTGCTTCTACTTTGCGTAGTTCACTAGCAATAGGTGCTTTTTCTTCTCGCAATTTTGCGATTTCACCATTTGACTTTTCAATCTCTCGTTGTGCTTTATTGATTTCATCTTGTAACACACGGCGCTCGCCTGCTTGTTGACGGCGAATTTGCACAGAACGTTCTGCACTTGCTTCGGTGGTACCTCGGTCTAATCTAGCACTAACTTGAGCATCCATTTGGCTAAGTGTGGTTCTAGCAGAAGCAATATTCTCTCGCTGTGATTTTATATTTTCTTCTTGTATTAAAATGCGCTCGTCAATCAATTGTACCTGAGCAGCAACATCACCGGTAGGTACAGCCTTGTCTAAGTGAGCTTTACTTAGGTATCCAAAGATTCCCAATGATGTAATAATCATCAGAACAAACACAGCAACAGTTAGATACGTTTTTAAAAAGTATCCAGTTTGTTTCCAGTTACGATAAAGCCAGCTAGCTGTAACAAGTTTAGCTACCTCTAAGCTACCCGCCATAACGGCCACTGCCAGTGCAGCGCCACTAAAAATCGCCATCAAACCTGCGATACTAAAATACGCAGCGATTGCCGCAATCATTAATGAAGTAAGTAGTGCTAAGATTCCAATTCCCATATTATTATTTATCTACTTAAAACTATAATAAACTATCTTATTATCACATAAATATCTAGTATGGTTTATATTGAAAAATTGCAATCTAGCATGGAGTATCCACACCTTACCTTAGTGGATTTAGTTTGCAATAATAATACACAGGGACGTAACTATCTAGAAATTTATCCGGCATCGCATTTACTGAAACAGCATGTCGATAAAGATCTCAATGATATAAAGCTAGGTCAGATGTACGGTGCCGCTGGAATTCACATTAATGATTTGTTAACAACTGTAAGAGACCTAATAGTTGAAACTACATATCATGATCTATTAACCTTGCCTAAAGCAAAGCAGATCAAATTACTAACTAACTATACAGTTATTTTAACTGATATTGAGGAGGGCGGCGCATTTCTAGGCTATATGGGCCCATGCTTATTGGAACACATTAGAACTTTAAACGTAATACCCAAACAAATTTATTCTCTCAATGCAGGAATTTATCAGAATGATTATCCTGAACTTAATATAACTTCATGCTTTATTTCTAGCTGGACTGTTTTAGCAATGCTCAATGATCAATATTTCATTGATCTAATTTTTGATAATGCAAAAAAACAACAAGCCATAGATATTCTATCTAAGAAAGAAAAGCTATTTGGGTTGTGTTTAAACAAAAAGCCCAGATACAATCGTGTTAAACTTCTAGCGGAACTTGATAAACGAAATTTACTAGAGTTGTTTGATTGGACCTTGCTGTACAGTAGTGAACCTTTAGGTACCGATCAAGACTTTGGAAGTTTCTTAAAAAGCCCAAATAATTTTAGATTCAATAATGAACTTGAAACAAGTGGCGATCAGGCTATTCTTACATTTTTAAAGAAACACTCATTGCCTAAATTAATGCCTGATGCAAAACAAAATACGTTTGGTGACTCAATTGGTGCATCACCAGAATGGGTAGGAAAATATCAGTATTATGTTAGTAACGAAACCTATTGTAACCAAATTCCTACTAGTTTGGGATTTGTAGGTTTTATAACGGAAAAGACATTTAAAGCAATGTCAATTGGTGCTTATCCTTTTGTGGTAGGTGTTCCAGACTCTGAGAAAAAATTAAAGCAATTAGGATTTAAGATCAACGACCACGGATACGATCATTTGCAGGGAGCAGAAAGAATTTTAGCCGTATGTGATGTGGTTGAAAATGCTTTTGCAAATCCAACCACAACACACGACTTAGTATTACATAACTTTGAATTAATAACTAATCTGAATTTCTTAGTAGGATTAATTACTAACCCTATTAAAGAAATTGTTAGCCTTCATAGACAGCAGAGTTAGCACTATGCTCAAAAACTTCTGCACTACGCAGACGTACACCCTGTCCTACCGGATAGCGGCAACTGAATGATTTGCCGTTAGGTAAAGTATAGCTTTCACCGCGCTGATAAGTTTCTAGTATTTCCTGCATGGTCTTGTATGCAAGTTCTGCAAACTTTTCACAACCTACACCTTCAACAATACGGATATCGCACACCGCACCGCGAACGTTTGGAATAGGACTTGCTGGGTCATTCTCACCGTTGATAGTAACCAAATCATTCATCTGCTTGAAGAATGGTAGATGAGGATCATCTTGGGCAATAATCATAGTGTGGTCGAACATGTACTCGCTCCACTCCTTGAATGCCTTAAGACCACCAAAGTCCATAACCCAATTACGGTCGTCTAGTGTTTCACTTTCAAAGATTAGCTTGATGCCAATCGAATAACCATGTATTAGACTACAATGACTGTGGGTTGAACGCCACTGTCGGAATGTGCAGCTTAGGCCTCTGTCGTTGCCGTATGTTTTAGTAGATAGATATTTTGCCATTGTTTATTCTCCTAACTTGAATAGCAATGACACGCAGAATATTTAAAGAGGGATGAGCGTCAATAAAGTCCTCTATACTTTATATTATATATCATCCCTCTGTTTTGTCAAGTATTTTTTTAGGTTACTTCTTTAGCATTCCTAAAACTTTTTCTTTTACCATCTTTGCCCAAAATGGTTCTGGGAAATGCCAACCAACAAATGCGCCGACCAAAATCCAAAACAATGTATCTAACATGGTATACTCCTATAGATTAATTACACCAGCTGGTCTTTGCTTCGCCGTAATATTCGCGAGCATAGCCTTTTGTGATTAGAAGTTTTCTCAAACTCTGACCATCAATGATAACGTCTCCTAGTACGCGACCGCCATATTTGTCCCAATCCATTAGAACAATTTGTAGTTTCTTAGCATTTGCGATTGAGTCCTTGGTAAAGGAAGTTGCTGCCTGACCTAACTTATCTTCCGCTGGACATTTAGCACGGAAACTTTTTTCTGGTGTGTCTACACCAAATACTCGGATACTTAATTCTTTCTTAAGTGGATCAGGCAACCAAGGTGCTGCAAACGCAACTGTGTCACCGTCAATAACTCTAAGTACGGTAGCATCGTATGTTACACCTGCTTTCTGTTTGCCTTCGCTTACTTGTGCAAATGATGCTGTTGAAGCAAACATTAAAACTAATGCTGCCGTTAAAAATTTAGTCATAAAAAACCCCTGTGTTAGTGCTTATGTAGTATTTAGCAAAAACACAGGGGTCAGGATTAACCGTGTCTGTAAAAGATATGGTTTCCTATATGTGCTGTACGAGTCAACCGTCTCCAGCCCGGATTTATGCTTCTTTCATGAAAGAACATTGCTCCGTGTGTAGGATCCTTAACGATATTCTCCATAACTAGCAGAGCAATTTTTAAACTTTTCTGCCAGTTTTTGTTGTATTCTTTGTTTGGTACTTTATCTGATCTGCCGTCACAGGTCCAACTGAATTGACATGATCTACCATACCGTTGATATACAACATTACAGATATCATTAGGGTACCGTGGACTTTTTGCGCGATTTAGGGTAACGTGACCAACAGCCGCCTTACCTTTATCACTTTCACCACCTGCTTCATAGTAAATGTTCTTTGCTAAACATAGAAGCTCTCGACGGTTGTCGTGTGTTTCTTTATTAGCAACTAGATTTACATGACTAGGTGCTGCTGCTAACGCATTAGTTGACGCAAACAAAACTCCAATGGTTAAAGCCGCGACAACATTTCTAATGGTTAGACTAATGCCTTGTTTAAGGGACATTACTCCTCCTCCTTATTAATGTTTGTTCGCCTTACTTAAAAAATATGAGTGCCATTAACAGGGACTGACCAATAAAGCCAAATCCTAAAATAATCAATGCAACCATGTTCTTTTCTAGCAATGCTTTTAGATAGAAAAGACCCATAGCTACCCACAGAATGATTACCATGTCAATGGGCGGTGTGTTATCTGTGAGACCGCTCATCAGCCCAAGTAAGGAAGGGACTGTAACGGCTTGTAGTGCAACTAGAGCAGTCCAGCCGAGTGTATCAACTGTAACCTGCCTAATTACGCTATTAAAGTCGGCTGCAAGTTTCTTACCAAGTGTCTTAAGACCAGCTTCGATGTTATTAAAAATGTCTTTCATAACTTATCCTTTGTAAAAAATATGACGGCCAATTTTTGTAATTTTCTTTTTGTTCCAACCAGGGTTTACATAGTCTGCATGATAATATAGAGCATTTGAAAGTGACTCTAGCTTAAAGTTTTCTACATAAACCATTTTTGCAACTTTATAACTTTCTTCATAGAGCGCATCATCTATTCTCATTGTTCTGTGACGACGATCACAGTACCAACTAAATTGACAAACAACCCGGTCCATGAATACATTCTTTTGATAAACTACACCACATACGGTGCTAGGAAAATCAGGACTCTTAGTTCGATTAAGTGTTACCTGTGCAACACCAACTTTGCCTTCAAACGGCTCATTGGCTGCTTCTCTATAAATGTTTATAGCAAGACAGTCCAGATCCTTTTCAATTTGTTCAGCTGATGCTCCACTGAAACCAGGCTTTTCAAAAGATGCAAACTTAACTGATGTCATTGCACCGGTCAGTAAAATCACAAACATCAATCCTATTGCTAAGTTGATGCCGCGCATCGAATGTTTCATTATCATATCTTTCTCTCCTTAGGGGCAAATGCCTTGTCGTAGATAGGTATACATTTACGAAAACCATTTTCGTATTAACTTATTATACTGCGGTGTCTCAGTTATGTCAATATCTAAATTAGCTTAGTTTTCAATGACTTATAAAGTTTTTATGCTAATTTAATAGAGGACGTAGCCTCTACATACGCCTTCGCAATCTCCTTGTCAGTCGGGGCGTATGCAATAACTGTATTTCTATTTAGCTTTGTGATGTCTGGCTGTGTTGTCATCATCCAGGGAACAATACCCATTCCCTGATTGCCCATTGCTAGTGTGCAGGGCTTTTTAAGAAGTAATTCTGAGTCAGTAATAGATTCAAATCTTCCTAAAATTTCTTCTCCGGTAATTAGTTTTACACTTACTATATCACCTTGATCTAATGGTTTTTGAATTAACATATATTTTTATTTGCCTTTGTACTATTAATATTTAACAGAAAAACTGTTTTTTGTCTACTGTTTAGTGATGCTATATCCTGCGCTTAGTCGCGTTTTTAACACAACTCGTCCATTGACAGGAAAAATATGGTGTTTTTAGGTATTTTTTTTCTTTCTTTGTTAAATAAAAGTGTGAACAGATACATGTGAGTCTAACAAGTTATAAAAACCCGCGTCCCTCTTAGTATACGCTATATAGTGCAAGAGAACTGCACAGACTGTTCGCAACGTTAGATATGGTAGGCGCCTACCATATCATTTTATATGAAACACCAGTTAAGGTCAACATTGACCTTACAGTACTATCGTTTCTTCTTTTATATCCACAGGAATACCAAACGAACCCGCGAGTTGTTTCATTGCATCAACTCTAGATGTTGTGTCGCGGCTACTATGCAAGTGAACTATATTTGCGTCGTCTAGACTGCACCCGTTCCATTCTTCTGCAAATGGTATATTTAGATTAAAAATTTGAAAAGCCATCGTTGGATCTAGCACTTGTGAAACATCCATACCTTGGCTCCATAATTGATAGTTGTGAATCAACTGCCCCCAACTCCAATCATTTTCCGCATGAGTAAACCATTTATCCATAAGTCTCTCACCTAGGTCCCAAACAGCTGGATTCATAGTTGCTGGATAGTATCGTACATCATCGTTAAAATAATGAGGTATTTCGTCGTGTGTTTTTGGATCAGTATAGTTAAACATCATCATGTTATCATACTTGCCAAAAACTTCTGTTGGCTTAAGAAACATAGTATCTGCGCCCATACATAAAATATTGCAGGGTTCCTTGTGCCATAATTCTTTGATCATGTACCAATGTGCAATTTGATATGCTCTCGAGTCTAGTACCGGCGCGGTAAATTTAATTTCTTCCCAGTCGCCTTGTAGATAAGTTCGTGCGCTGCTTCTGCTTATTGCATACATGTTTTCATAGTCAACAAGATCTCGTGCAGCCCTAGGATTATCCCCAGTTCCTTTCCAATAGCCCCA